CGGTGGTTGAGTACATAGTTCCAAATATTTACCTAAAAGTTTACTGTATAAATAAACCGAATGAAACTTATGGGCAGTGACTTATTTCAAAAATTAGCGGAAAAATATCCCTTTATAACCCTGTGCATCTACGCCAGTAACGAGTATGTGGGCATAGTACAAAATCGCGATGATGCTATCACCACCATCTACGACTTTGGGGCTGTGCAAGATACGGAACAAAAACGCAGGTTTATAGATCTGGCCAACACCTGGTGGTGGGAAAGCAATCGTAGCATACCTATCAATATATTCTTGCGCGGGGAATGGGACCTGTTCCGTCCCACACTCAGAACATTTGCCAACAAAGATTTGGAAATTCTGCATGGCCCCATATGCAGTTTGAACGACATTGCTCGCAAAAAGAGCAAAAGAAAGAGTATTACGCTTGTACGTCGGGTTGATTGAGCAAATTCATATGAAGCGCAACCAACATTGCGTAACTTATTGAATGACTCTTTTTAAACACAAATCCTTGACTATCATCTCCGTCCCAAACACCGGCAAATACTTCTGCCCAAGGGCGTGTTTGTAAGTGTGCTTTGCCTGGACGAATGATACTGATAAAAGCCGCCATCCTAGGGATTGAATCTGGTCGCATATTGGCCAGCAAATCTGTATAATTGCCCACGTGTACCAATTGACGTGCCCACTCACAATCAGTCCATAGTCTTTCCCATGGGGGTGTTGTAGACAACATTTGCTCGTAGTGTACAGGATCCTGAACCAATTGGTACACACTCATGTTCAAAAAGTCCAGTTTGAAGTATCCACGCTGTTCAGCAGTTTCATAATCTAGTGCCGCACAGCGATTGACAGGATCCTGTGGTATATTGGTTACATACACACCCGAGTTGTGCTTTCTTCCATTGCTTTGTCGTGCTGGAGTGTGCTGAATCAATTTCAGCACATAATCTCTGTTGGCAAAGTCAATGTCAATGTCTGCGCTCATTCTTGCACCAATGCTGTCACAATACGAACCTGCTCTTGGGCCTTTTCAACTGCCGCAACTGCGTCTGCCACAGCAGGATGGTCTTTGGCCAAGGCCTCAAGTCTTTTTTCTTCTGTCATTTGTCGATGTGCCCATTCTATTGCTGCCTCAGCATCTGGGTTTAGACCTACACTTACATGTGGCATGTTTAGTTCTAACCAACTGCTGCCGTCGTATACTTCCAGGCGCTGACCGCTGGTGTTGAATCGTAAGTTACCAACACCCTGGGCGTGTGGGTTGCCATTTACATAGGTGCTGGCGCTTCCGCCTATCACTTGCATATAACGTCCACTCTGATGAATTGCTTTGATCATGTTACCATCCTGCTTGTTTCAATATTTCTTTGGCATACTCCTGGTCCGCTGGGTAGTTTGCAAACTTACGTTGCCAAGCATCTGAGTCAATGTAGGGCCATATCATGGCCACTTGTTCTGAACTCAGTTCACTCAAGAACCGTTGTCCTGATTCTGAATTGTATATCACCCAAGGTGAAATACGTCCGGCTGTGACAGCATAGCACAAGGCATTGGTGTTGCCATAACGCATCCAGTCATGTGCGGGGTTGCCTGTTTCCTCTGCCCATCTCATGCTGTATTCTACTGCTCGAGCCAAGGCATCCGCCACTGCTTCCACACGCAGATATTCCACAAGATACTCTGTATAGATGTTGTCACTGCACCAGTGATCAATTTTCTTTTGTGCCTTTAGCAACCAGGTCATGAAACGTTCAGGTGCTACCACACGGGTGTTGACACAATAGTTTCCAAATTTCACAAACGCTCGGTAGTAGGGCGAGTCGCAAAAGTCATCGTGCGTTTTGTTCTTTGCTGAGCCTTGCATGGTTTCGTAGAACCGGATATAGGCCTGGAACCCCATGCGCACACCTGCTTCATCTCGTGCTAGACGTCTACGCTTGGGTTCACATGCATGAACTGCTATGCTAGTTTCTCTAGCAAATGTTTTCTTACAATACTCGCACGTGAATGTCATTTCTTATCATTACCTGCTTGCTTATTGTATTCGTCTATTTCTCGTTGTGTGGTTATCTGCGCCATGACATCTATTTCGTCATCTTTGTAGTCTGGATACATGGTCACAAGTGCTTTGCGTTTGGCACTGAGTCCGGATTCTTTTTTGCGTGGTGCAATCCACGGATGTCTTGGTGTGCCCAGTCCTGGGCTCACACTTGTGGCCATGAGCCATTGCAGTTGCGGATGTTTGGCCACATCAAAGAAGTGCTTGTTCAATCGCTCGTTACAACTGATAACATAAAACTCTTGTAGATCACGTGATCCTTCTACTGACGAACCCCAACGTATCATGAGATAGTTTGAAAACTTTTTCTTTTCTTCTGGGGTCAAGTCGTCATAGAATGATCTGACCTTGCGGTCAAACATACGCATCTCGTTGGCAATGTTTAGTTTATCGCTCATCAGTTTTACTCAATTGATAGATCATTATAGCACGTTCCAGTGCATCTTGTAAAGTGGGATTGGTCCGTGCCTCGCGCCGAATATTGCCCCACAGTCGATCTTCCCGGATATGATCATGCAAGGGTCTACCATCTGGAGTTCTTGAGTCGTAGTCTATCCGGTGTCCTGTTATAGGATCGTACTCGCGACCACTTTCATACCCCACCACCTTTCGTGTGCTGGGATCGGCGCCAAACTCTCGAGCATAGATTATACCATCAGCACGTTCGTAGATATACTTGGTGTCTGGCTTGAGTGCTCCCATTACCAGGCCCGGTTGTAGTCCACTATCTCGCAGTTGCGACTGACGTCTTTCACAAAGTACACACAGTCTGGAGTCGCACTGTCATCTATGGGCACACACAACATTTGACCGTTCTTGAGTTTGGGTGCATACCATGCCACTTCTTGATATACATCCACAATCTCTATGTTAGGGAAGGAGGGGCGGAAACTGCTCAGTGGATTGAATTGGAACGCTCGGAATCCACGATCATTGATTGATGTCAGTGGCAACATTTCCAAATCGCCCACATCCGGCTCACCAATTAGTATTTGCCAGTCCACAGGCATTCGTATTCTATTGGTGCCTATCTGCAATATCAAGGCAGGTGCATTGAAACTTTCCAAAAAGATCAGTGGAATATAGTGATAGTCTGGATTGGCAGGATCAGAGTTGTCTAATATTGCAAATCTCATGTCTTCTACCTGTTCAGGCAGATGATCTAGATCGTAAGGAGCGTTGTCGAGTGTTAGTATGCGCATGTTTAGATAATACAGGATTTATATTGAAAAGTCAAGCAATTTTCATCCACTCAAGTTTTTCTGAACTGAATGGATAGTTGGCTTCTCGATAAAAAGTTTTGCGTTTGGTTAGGTGCCGCTTGGCGAACTTGCAGGTTGAGGTGATGTCCCATATTTGCACATGATCTTTGTCTTCGGCTTTTCTTATGCCGCGTCCAATGCTCTGGATAACACGGACAAAACTTTTGCCGGGTTCAATAAGAACCAAATTAAAAATCCTAGGGATATTAATACCCACAGCGGCAACACCATAGGTAGCCACAATAATCTTATCAGTGCTGTCTGCAACTTCATCATATTCGTCTTGTCTGTCTTTTGCTTTGGTTGCACCTGACACAAACACAGCACGATCGCCCAAGCGTTCTACTAGAGCATGTCCTGCTGCCACCCGGTCCACAAGCACCAAGGTGTTGCCTGTTTCATTTACTTTTCTTATGAGTTCGGCCATGGTATCCAATCGGCCTGGCTCTTCCAGCAGGTACTTTAGTTCTGCTTGATATTCTGCATACTCCACATGATCCACCAACTGCACAATGTTCACATGACAGTTGGCCAATACACCTTGCTGTTGCAGTTCATTGGCACTGAGCCTGCCAATGACAGGACCAAGGCTGACCAACAGGGCTTGGCTTTCAAACTTCTCTTTGGGTATGGTTCCGGTCAAACCCCAGCGAATTGGCACTCTTGACATTAC